CCGTCCATTACTCTGTACTTTTAAAGTAATTCAAAATCTTTAACGCACTTTATAAAAAATATTGCATACATAATAAATGATGAAACTCAATGCCACGAACCGAAACACTCTTAAGGCTATCACCTTTGTGTGTGCACTCCTTTCCGCGTTGATGGTTTTGTTCCCTCGCAAACGAAGTGGTTACCAGCCCAGACCAATCAACCTCGAGGTTGCCCCCGAAGGTGCTGTCGAATCCATTTTTGACTTGGAACACACGATCGAGTGTGTACCAGGTTCCGAAAAGTCTGCCTACTACACGAAGTCGTTGACTCCAGGTGGTATCTGTGGCGACCAAGAATTCGTCAAGAAGAGCGCCGATGCGAAGATTATTGGTGGAATCGGCGGATCTTTAATATAATGTATTAGTAATGACTACTGTGAATACGGTTCGACAAGTTTTGCCAGATTTTGAATACGAGTACCATACCATATCGGTGGATACTATCGGTCAAGCTAGTAAAAACACTTTTACGGTGCACTTGACACAGCCAATCGAAAACATTGTTCAGGCTCGCCTCTTGGCGGCGCGAATCGATGCAGCTGGCTCCAATGTATGCCACATTTCGGTCGATGAATTGAACACAAATTATTCCCAAAGAACTTCAAATGTGTACGGTGGACAAGCAAATATGACTACACTTAACAGAGGATTCGGTACGGTGTTACAAGATGGTTCCAATCCAATCGTGTTTAAGGATGATTATGACGTGACTACACAATACATGACTCCAGTGAGAAAGATTGATAGATTGAGTTTTACACTCAGAGATGAAAACGGTGTCACCACGACGGATGGCGCCGATAACTTTTTTATTTTCAAATTTGTTTGCAAGAATAAGAATTTGCCCTTCGTTGAATCGGGGCGCTAGGTACGTGTATTTTTTACCTTTATGTATTATAAATGTCGGCGGGAGTCGTGCAATTGATAGCCATAGGTGCTCAAGATGAACACATCATGGGTGAACCTGAGATATCATTCTTCACGTCGACATTCAAACGGCATTCAAATTTTTCACAGTCCGTAGAGAAACAACTCATGCAGGGTAATGTGAAAAATAACGCTATGACATCCGTAAAATTCGACAAAACTGGTGACATGTTGGGATACTTGTATATCACAGTAGATGATAACAATCAATCTATAGACATAACAGACTGGACCCAAGTTATAGACAAGGTTGAGTTGTATATAGGAGGACACCTCATAGATTCTCAAGATTCGGTGTTTACAGAGAAAATCGCTATAGATACATTTGCACAGAACGTGTCTAAGAGCTCAAATGGTCCACACCCAGGTATAAGCTCCAAATCATACTTTTATCCTCTTCGGTTTTTCTTTTGTGAAGGTCCTCAATGTGCACTCCCACTCGTGGCATTGCATTATCATAACGTAGAAATACGTATTCACTGGGGTAACGCTGTCGGAAACTACAATTATGAATTGTATGCGAATTATTACTATCTCGACAACGAAGAGCGTGGAAATATAGTTTCTCGTAATCACGAGATGCTCATCACACAAGTGCAAAAAAATATACCATCGGGTGAATTGGATCAAGAACTCATATTTAGTCATCCAGTTAAATATATCGCCTCTTCGGATACATCATCCAATGGCGCACTTACATCCATATCAAACCGAATTAAATTAAACATAAATGGACTCGATATAGGAAACTTTAAATGGGCGAAACCACATTACATAGACGTCATGGCTTATTATCACACGAATTATGTGACTTCCCCAGATTTCTTTATGTATTGTTTCTGTCTCTTAACAAGTTCTTTACAGCCCACAGGTACTTTAAATTTTAGTCGTCTCGATAACGTAAAAATTATAAGTGAGACTTTACCAATAATACACCCTATATATGCGGTTAACTATAACATTTTGAGAGTTGAAAATGGCATGGCTGGTTTACTATACGCGAATTAAAATACAATAGTATATTAAATGGTTAAGAATTCCGGTGTGAATCAGCCTACTGATATGGTGCGCCTCGGGCGATACGTTGATTCAGAACAGCCCAGAAACTCCATTGTGTTTAATGCCTCAGAAAACAAAATTCGTGATATCAAACACAGCGGATTATACATAAGTCCAATACGTAATGCGAGTGCATCGAACTTACTTGCGTATGATTCGATCACGAAGGAAATTGTCGATATAGGAGGTACAAAACTAAAACTTGACGAACTACAAGTAAAAAATTTAGACGTGTTAAATCTCACGACACTCAACGAAGAACACGTGTATACACCTGTATTACAAATAGGTGAAGGGTGTAAAACCACCGAAAATGTTGGTGTAGACATGCATGGTATAAAGCTTATCCACACAAAGAGTGACGGAGGTTTATCCATTAATGCGAACACAAAAATAGATGGCTCCATCGAAGCGAAACAATTTGTGGGTGACGGGGGTCTCTTATCTAATGTACAGTATGATCTGAATGTAGATATAGGTGAAGTCGTGGAAAATCTGCAAATACTCGGTGAACTCAAGGCTGATGGCGGACTTTTATCAAACATTACCGTGTCACAAATAGAAGATTTTGATGGATATTCCCCATGTTTCACGAGTATTAATATAACAAAAGACATACAGACGGGTAGGTCTGTGTATGTGAACAATCGAATTCACGCAAAGGGAAATATAAATTCTGATGCGAAGATTCACGCCATTTCGTTTCACGGGGATGGCACTACACTCAACGGAGTCGCCAAAATAACAGATGTTGATGCAACAAACGTACGAGTATCAAAATTAGAATCAAATATACCGCGTTTTGAACCAATTGAAAAAGACATTCCATTCCTACAAAAACAAATTGACCAACTACGGGTGGAATTACCACGAATTGATACACTTGAAAAAAGTGCGTCAATGCATGAAAAAGTGTTATCTGTTTTGGACCCACGGACATCCAAACTCGAAACGAATATACCTAGAATAACCACGTGCGAAAAAAGGATAAATAACATAGAAGCGAGTATACATAATCTACCCGAAATAGAACGTTTAAGTAAAGATGTGGCTGCTATTCAAACGTCTATACCAATCATTCATGATACCAAAAAGATAGTTCCATGTGTTCATGAAAATACATCTAGAATAATAGATTTGGAAAAGACAATCTTGCGATTTAATGAATTACAGCAAATCAAACAACAACTTTTACAATTTAAACATGTATACAAAGAATTACATCGGATTGAACCACTTGAAGTACTGGTTAGTAAAACTACATCGATACTCGAACAAACAGTGGAAGATATTAAAGATCTGCCGGGCATGCGCGAGAGAATTACAGCCATCGAAAACGCACCACTTGAAGGCGACGGTTCTCTCATATCAAATATTTCTTTCACACACGTGTTATCGTGCTCAAACGAGACAAATTTACCACTAAACATACATAACGATGTCACGGCTTCGCGAATCATAACACGTAGTACACCAAAATTAACATCCAGAATTGGAGAAGCGGATGGAATATGTTTAAGTAATCTAGCTGAAATTAATGGTTATGCAAAGGCAAATAATGGCACTACATCAGGTAATCCGGGTGGTATAGCATTTAAAACTCGGGATACGAGTGGTGATATGAAGGTTAATATGACATTGGATGCAAATGGGAAATTGGCACTCGGAACACACAAAGGACACCCCTCAGCTGTATTAACGCTTCAATCTACCACGAGTGGTTTACTTTTACCTCGCATGTCTCATAGTGAGATGGAAAGCATCGAGCAACCAACACCTGGTCTAATGGTATATGACAATGAACATGATACACTTTATGTATACAAGAAGTCGGGTTGGACAGAAATAAAATGAGAACTAATATAAATGGTGAAAAACCTTAACACTATCGAAAAATCCGAGAGGATCAGGATAGGTAAGCATGTTCCTGACGAACAAGCTGTGAACACCATAATAATTAATGCGTCTTCGAACGTGATACATGCTCCAGAAGCTGGGTTATATGTCTCTCCTATCAGACTAAATAATTCACTATATTCAAATGTAATTTGTTACGATGTAACCACAAAAGAAGTCGTAGA